GCCATACTATCCGCTATCTGTGTTGGTGTAAAACCAATTTTTAATAGATAAGCAAGAATAGCTTGAGGACTGTTTTTAGATCGGCCAGCAACCTGAGCAATTTCAGAATCACTAACGTCCTGCTTCAAACCACCTCGACGTTCTTTTAGTTTATCTGAATTAAATAAGTATACCCAGTCTTTCCAGTATTGAGCTTGATCGGCAAATGCCATTGCAGCTTTAGCTGGGTTGTTATCAGACCAGTTAATAAAGTTGGTAAATGATAACATCTGTAGCAATGCAGAACGGCGGTTGAAGAACATGATAGCCCCAGTAGAGCCGTTAATCCAGTTCAACCATTTGTTCATTTGTCGGTTTGCACCAGAAGGACGGTTCACACCACTCTTCATAGAATACAAAGCATCCTCAATAGCTTCACGATGTGCACGACCCTTGATTGCTTCAATCTTATTAAGGTTTTCCTCACTAAAGATTGCATCTGCATTTTCAATAAACTGAGCTAAAATCTCTTTACGCCCAATCTTTTCAGTCATGCTGTTAAGATCCGCTAATACAGAATCACCTTCCCAAAATTCAGATGGTTTAGGCCATGTTTCTTTGCGCCCAACAATCATCAATGCCTCACCTAAATCCGCTAATTGCGGATTATCTAAGATTGCATCTTCTAATAACGATTGGTCTTCAGCACTAAGCCCGGGAATATTAGTACCTTGAGATGCCCACATATAAACGCGTAGTGCATGGTCATATGTAAATGGTGTGCCCGCAATAGGCTCACTAAGCATTTTATATTCCTCCTTAAATTCAGTTGTAACAACTTTAAACTCGCGCTTAATTTGTTGGCGCATAGTATCAATAGCTGCAACGCCTTTAAAGTAAGGCTCCATAAGATTCTTTTCAAAGAACGCCATGTCTCTGTCTCCCTGAGCACCCTTGCCTGCAAATGCGTAATGTACCAATCCTCTAAAGTCGTCTGCACCAGGAGCAATGAAGAATTTAAATCTACCTTTACCTTTACCTGCTAGCTGACCTCTAATTCTAGAAAATTGTTGCTCAGCGGATATTCCACTGCCGCGTTCAAGCATTCTATTAAACTCACCGTTTAATACTTGCGCAGGAGGGAATCCTTTAGAATATTTTCTTTGCCCGTCAACAAACCTATCTTCTATTAAAGCCGTTTGAGCTAATGCACTTGATATTTTAGATTTTACTATTTCATTTTTGCTTTTAAAGTCTTTAATAATTTTTGCAAACCTTTCATCCGATGTATTTTTAATAAAATTAATTAGCTTGTCACTAATATATTTACCGTTTTCATCAACACCGGCTACTGAAGCATATGAGTTACCAGACATTAAAATAAGCTCTTCCGGGTTTAATCCGGTTTCTTTATTAAAATATCTTTCGCCGTAATTTCCATTTATAGGATCATAGTCGGCCGGCATAGCCTCTTTAAGATTTGTTTCATCCAATATTTTATTAAACTCTTTTTTGAAAGCTATTAAAACATAATTTCTTGTGATAAATCTGTAGTCTCTTTCAAAATCTGTAAGTGGATTTGGTTTTTGTAACGCTGTTTCAAGCAAAATCCTACCAATAAAAGAGTTTGGGCTTGCATGCTCTTTTATAATATTTTTAAACGTACCATATCCTTTAGAATAACCAGCTATCCCCGCACCCATTCTTTGCGGGTGGTTTGAATCACTATGCGAAGAAGCTATGTAAGTACCTATAAATCTTGCTGCTTCGCCGTTTGAATTAGGATCTTTCATTTCTTCTTGGATAATAGAATTAAATCTTAACCACATTTCTCTATGTATGGTTTCAACCATTCTATTATAGCGGAGCACGTCACCCGCTTTCATGTATTCCTTTAATTCCTCCTCTGTTTCTAAAATATTTTCTTGTGTAAGAAGTTTCCCATTTTTGCCTTTAATCCGATATCCTTCTAAATTTTTAAGAGGTAGACCCCACTTTATAGGTTTAACGCCTGGTATAGGATTATTTTTTTCATCTAACCCTAATTCTGTTTTAATTATGTCGCGGAACTTTTTAAATTGTTCAGCATTTTTTCTCATACCGTGGCTATCGGCATTACCTATTAAGCTTGTATAAATAGAATTTTCAGGGAAGAAAAATTCTTTTGGAAAATTAGGTGCAATCTTTTCTTTAAATATATTTATAAACTTATATAAATCTTCTTCGTTCTTAAGATTGTATCTCCCGTTTTCTTTTCCAAATTGTCCCTTTAACGTTTCATCTATTGTGTTATTATAAAATCTACGTTTTGCATCAATATTAAAAAGAATTTCGCTAACAGTAGATTTTTTATAATTGTCTTGTTGCTTTTTACTTAAAGAGTATTTAACATTACCACGCTCAGATTGTCTTACGAATTCCGGTCCTAAGTTTTCAGCATTTTCAACACCTAATCGTTGTTGATTTTCAATAAGTGCTTGAGCTATAGGGCTATTAGGGTCTTGAAGTGCTTCTTTAATAATATCAAATGACAATTCTTCAGCCATTGCTTTAGCTAAAGATTCTTTCTTACCTCTAATAGGATTGCCGTCAGGTTGTAATATAGTGGCTAAAAAGTCCGCATCGGATATAACAATAGCTGCTCTAGGTAAACGTCTTACTAAGTCAGCACCGGAAGTTCTACCAGCTAAATCAGTAGTCGTTTTTTCTCTATCAATCTTTTTACCTTTCCAGTCGCTTGTCCATACACCATTAACGCTTTTTTGAACGGCAATAGGCATAGCCGTGCTTAACCATGTGGTAGACATGTTTTCAAGAATAGCCGCCTTGTTACGCAATAAAAATTTACGAAGCTCACCGTCTTTTTTGCCACCCATTGCTGTTTTAAGGTCGATATCGGCTTGCTTACCCATTTCGTTTTTAATCTCCTTAATAATAGGAGTAACAGTAACGTTCTTGCTTACCTTGGCATCAATACGAGATTTTAAAAGACGTACTGTTCTAAGTACTTTACCTTCAATAGATTTAATAACTTCGGGTTCAACTACACGTCTTCTAATAAGGTTTTTATATTCCGGTTTAGCGCTTACACTTGGTTCCTCAACTGCCTCAATAACAGCTGGTTGTATAACTTCGGTTTCAACTTCTACATCTTCTTCCGCAAGTTTTCTTGTTGATTTGCCTTCTAATCCTTCAAGATCAATATTTTCAAAGTTTTCAACCCATACTGGATTTGCTTTAAATGCATCAAGAATACGAAATTTAATACGGCCATTTAAATAACCGTAAGCAGAACCTCTACCGTCAAATTTGTTTACATCTCTTTGAGTATATAAACGAGATACAACATCAGAGACGGCTTCTTCTTCATCTGTGATTTGAAGACCTTTAGCTTGGTATTTTGAGAGCTGAGCCCCAACCATACCTTGAAGTGCTTCATATAATTCATAGCTATTCGGGTCATAACCTTCAGCTTGCATTTTTTCAAGTTGGGCTTTAGCACGTTCAGCAGATTTACTCATACTAAACTTTGTGCCTTCTTGTCTTTGTTTAAATTCTGCAAGTTTAGCTTTTACTTCGCCTTTAAATATTTTTTCCGTTAATCCTTTAATTTCACCTGTATCAAATGAAGCATTAAAAGATTCAATTGCGGCAAGGACATCTTTACCTGTTTTTATTTCTGTAGGTAAGCTTTCGCCTTTAAATATTTTATTCCAGCGAGATAATAATTTGCCTTGAAGAGTTTTATTAGCGTTTGTTTTTAAATCAAATCTTCTTGATAATTCTACAACGCCAGCCATAAGCTCTTCAGCAATATCAGCTTTATCCCTTGGTTTTGTGGCATTTTCAATCCTCCCATAAGCAGCATCAATACGATCAAATTTGCGTTTAGCGATTTCACCATATGTATCTATCATATGTTTACGCAGATCTTGTGCTAAACCTATAATATCACTATTACCTTCAAAGAGTTTTCTAAATAAAGTAGCATGGGATACTTCGTGCGCAGAAACAGATTGATTTCTTCTTTCACCTTCTTGAGAAACTATTGCAATTGGTGCATTAAATTCAGCGCCGGCAAAAATGCCGTAGAATTCCATTTCGCCTTTTTCTATAGCTTCTTTTGCTTTTAAAAGCTCTTCTTTAAGTTTAGTTTTATCTTCGTCTGAAATATCTTTTTTGTCAACAGCTTCAATTGCCTTATCAATACCTTCTTTTGTAGTTTTAGCGTATATATATTCGAAGTTTAAACCTTTTTGGGCAGCCGTTTTCATTTGAAAAACTTTTGCTTTAGCACGGCTTCTAGATGCTTCACTTTGACCTAAAACATCGTCTTTTCTAAACTCTAAATTAGTTATAGTATTTGCATGCTTTGCAATAAGACTTTCTTTTTCAGATCGCGAAAGATTTTTATTAGCATTAATTCTATCAATAGCTCCTTTAGCTTTATATATTTGGCTATCAATGTTTAATAAAATACTTTTATCTGATTTAGAAAGTTCATCTATACGAGCTTCGGCTAATTTCATTGCAGCAAGGTTTTCTTTAATTAAACCATCTGCTTCTTCTTGTAATGCGCCAATAGCTTCTTGAACTTGCAGGTCGTTAATATTACCAGACTGCAAGTCATTAATCTTATTTGTAATCTCAATTACTCGTGCACTTCTTCTATTTGCCGCTGCTTGTTCATTGCCGGTTGTTGCTGCAGAATATATATTATTTATTAAAGATGGTGCACCAAACCCAAGACCAGACATTATAGCACCGGAAAGATATGCTTCTCCAATGCCGTCCCAAATGCCAACTTCTTTTTTATCTAATACCCATCTATCTGCCCAATTACTTATTAGTTGAGACCCTAGCTCCGCGCTACCCTCTTTGTTTAAACCTGTACCCCAAGTTTCTAAAGCTTTAAGGGTAGTCATTGGATTTTGCGTAAGGTCAGTACGAGATAAGTCAAATGACTTTTTAATACTTTTTTTAGCGGCTAAAAACTGGTCTAATGCTATTTTTTCAGTAATATATTCACCGGCACCGTACATAATACCTGCAGTGTAAAAACGTAGAGGTGATATTTTTTCACCATTGTCCATTTCTTCCTGCATTGTACGAAACTTCTCTCCAGATGCGCTGGCGGCAATTAAACCTAGACCAGCACTTGGCACACCAGCAGTAATAGCTGTATTAACTGCCTGCTCAGTAAATAAATCTAAACCAAATTCTAAAAAGTCTTCTACAGATTTAACTTTACTAAGTTCTTGACGTTTTTCAATTTTACCTGTAATATTTTCAGCTTCTTTAACAAGAGCATCGCCTGTAGTAGATAAAAGATTTAAACTTGCTTTTACAGGAATACCTGCTACATAAAATGGCACATAGCCAGTAGCTTCTTCACCTGTAATGCGCTCTTTAATCTTATCTGGTGATATTTCTCTAGCAAAGTTAAGTATGTTACCACTTGCATTTAATGCGGCTGCACTAACACGACCTACGGCAATATCTAAATTATCATAAGACCTAGCGGTTAAGTCTACAAGCTCTTCTAAGTTTTGACCAGTTTCTATAGTATTGGCCAATTCCTCATTAGTAGCCTTATATGATTCGTAAACGTCGTTATAAGATTTGCTAAGGTCTTTATACTCATCTATTTCTTCTTGAGTAATAGATGCGGGGTCTTTCTTATATTTTTCGCCAATTTGATTTAGCTTAATTGCCGATGTTTCTAAATATGCTTCCTCTGCTATTTTATTTTTAGAAAGGCGATCAATTTCAGCAATTGCATTTTGTCGGCTTTTTTCAACCTCTGATTGTAATTTTGCTTTTTGTATTTCCGCCTCAGTTATAGGTCCGGCTGGAAAAAGTGAGGGCATATACTTTTTTAAACGACCAAGAGGGCTGTAAATATCATCGTCAAAATCTTCTAAGATTTCTTCAACTTTTGCATTAAACAAATCAGATTTTGCAGTCTTAAGGTACATGGCTTTCGCCTCAGCCGTAATATCTTCAGGCTTTGCGCCTTCACCCAGTTTTCGTTTAGCCGGTTCAATAAAGTCGTCGTAAACATATACATCATAAAATTCACCTGTAGCCATCAATATGCCTTTAGGTGTCATTTCTTTTACAGCTACCTTTTCAGGTGTGTCAATATTCTCTTCAAGAGCTAAATAGTCTTCAGATATATTTACAGCCGCTAGCCTTTTAAGTGCTTTATCTACCGGATTAAGATCTTGTGACTCCAATGAAGTATCGGCCAAACTGGAATCCCCAGCGGCCGTCTTCTTTTCTGGTTCCGTCGGTGGAGTTGTTTCCGCGGAACCGTTTAGCTTTCCCTCACTTGCGGTAAAGCCGAATTCATCCATATATTCATTAAGCTCCATATTGGAAGCTGCAGCGCCTGTTTTTAAAGCTTCTAAAGTAACTTCATTGCCGCTGGCATCAAAATATTTAGGCATAGTATTTTATTTAAAGTGCAGGTAATAAACCTATTAATCCTTGTAATGTTTTTCTTTCGCGCTGTTCACTTTCAATCCATATTTTTTCAACTGGATCCCATTCGTAAACAATCCAACTATCTTTACCTGACGGTGATACTTTAGTATTTTCGTCAATTTTAAATGGTACTCTAGCATTAAAGGCGCTTTCAATACGCTTAACAGCAGATTCATAATCTTTTTGTGCCGATGTCCGTGTATCTTTACCGCCAGCCGCTTTAGCTTTTGATTTAACACCAATATTAGCCGCCACTTTATTAGCCTTTATAATACGATCAATCAACATATTTTTTGCTGCATCAAAACCAACTTCATCAATATCAATATCACCTGTTGGTATTACATCACCAAAATCGCCATCGCTAATAATAGAGCGCAAGGCACTTTCGGTTTTAAACATGCTATCGTATTGTGAACGTAATAGTTGTGCATCCGCGTCTGTTAAAGCTCTCCCTAGATTTTGCAAGTTTGAATTTGTTTCTAAAATTCCTGTGGCTTCAGCAAAAGCTTTGCGACCTGGCAATTTCAAATCTTTAGCTGCATAATCTTTTCCATTAACAGTATATACAATATGGCCGTCTTTTATAGCAACCTTGTATTCACCACCACCACCAAAAATTTGTTCAAGGGCTTTTACTTGTTCTGGGTTTGATTGGCCAACTGAAAAGCCACCATCTTCGGCTACAATATTTAAAAAATCATTTTGAAGTTTTGAAATGTAGTCCATTTCTGCTCTAACACCTGAAAATTGATTGTTTATATTGTTCATTTCACCAACCAATTCCATATGCTCAATGCTTGTCGGGTCATTCAATCGCCCAACTCTATTCGCTTTTTCAGAAAATGAATATTTAGCATCTGTACCAAATTTACCAAGGGCAGCTTTTAACTTTGGGTCGTCTACACTATTAAGATTAATATTACCATCAAGGGTGTCTAATCTTTCCGCAATACGTTGATTAAGCTCGGCAATTTCTTTTTCTTTCTTTGCTTTTCTCCCTTCAAAATCAAAACCTTTAGCAAAAGCACCTACTAAATCTGCTTGCTTTGCCTGGGTTTTGGCAAGTTCTTTATATCCTTGTAAAATAGTTGTGTCTGCCATAATTATGGAAATTTAGTATCTAGCTTTAAAGACATTGACTTAACTCTCTCGCCACCAGCTAAAATGTCTTCCATAATATCTCCCTTTTTAGCCGCATTGTAAGCTCCAATACCGTCGGCTATTCCACCTGCTATTTGGCCAACGCCTCCTGCAATATTTTCTCTAAATCCAAGCAATGCTTCTGTTTGTGCCTGCAAGTCAGCCATGTCCATACCAAGCTGTGTGCCAAGTAAATCTTCTTGGCGTTGTCTTGTATACATTTCACCTTGGCGCTCCATACGTTGCAATCTAGAAGCTTCTCCAGCTTGCAAACGTTGAATTTGAGATTCTTGCTGACCAATACTCGCCGATGCGGCTTGTAAGTTTTGTGCTTGTTGATTTGCTAATGCCTGAGTAAATGCGGCAATGCCCGAACCACCAGCCGCACCACTTAAACCTTCCATAGCGTTTGCAAACATTTGTTGTTGCTGCTGTGCTTGGAATTGTGCTTGCTGTTGATTAACAGTTAAGTCCTCGTATACATTTTCCATGTTTGCATACGGGTTACTAATATCTTGGGCAAAATATTTAGCTTTGCTTGCTTCAAACGCCTCACGAGCCGTGGTTTGTTTTTGTTTAGCTTGGCGAGCTCCAACAACATTTTGATAAAGATTAGCTCCACCTTCGATCAAAGCCGGTGCTGCCTGTAATGCTGCTATTGCTAATGGTCCCATATTAATTAAAGTTATAAATTATTATCACGTATTATTCACTGCTTATAAAGGCTTCTGTATTAACCCCAAATAGCTCTTTAGTATCTCCACTGGCTGTTGTCATTTTAACTTCAGCATAGTATCCTATTATTCCGGATGTATTTACTTCATTACTTTTAGATACAAATACAAATTCACCCGCCGCAGGTTGTGTTACACCATAATCATCACTAACCGTCATTCTATTGCCAGCAATTGCAATGATTTCACCAATCTGCAATATATTACCGCCCCCGTCTAATACAAAAGCAATATCACCAATTTGAACTGATGTGTTTATAGTATTAACAAAGTCAAGCGTAAAGTCAGAGCCCGCAACACCAGATACATCAATACTACCTACACCTTGAATAGAAAACTCACTAGTATCAAGCGTACCTGTTTGGTTAACGTTGTTCCAAGTGGTTGCTAATCCCTTAATATAGTTAAAGAATATACCTTCGCGTTTTTTCCAAAAGTCTACTTCACCATTTTGGCTATTGGTTGCAACCTCAGCTGTCCATCCGCTATCGCCCTCATAAGATAAAGACTTAAAGTTCTTTATGCTTGATGGACTGTCATTAATAATGCAGGTTACTGTAGAATCGTATTGCGTATCGTAGAAGTTTGATCGCGTTTCATTTGAATGCTCCCACAATTCACCACCGTTAAAAGTATAATATTCGTTATTTAACGATATACCAAATTCCGGTAAATAGCTTAAACGCGTTGGCCAGCCGTCTACACTTTCTTTAAAAGAAATAACTTCTTGGTCAATAGTAATATTATATGCCGACGTAGTCTCATCATACGACCCGATTAAAGGTCTTACTTGAGCTTTCAAACCGTCTTGGAAGAAGTCAGACATGCTTTTATCCGATATGTCTGTTAGTCCGTCAATAGACAATCTTAATACCGCACCTCTGGCTTTATCAGTAAAATAAACTCTAAATCCATATGATGCAAATGATTCCGGGTTTTTAGATATCCCATATTCTCCTGCAAATGTTGAAGCATCGCCTAACACTCTATTGGTAGATACAAGGTTTACATTGCCATCAGCATTATATAATGCATCTTTATCAGCAAGTATTCTAAATACTTTGTCCTCACAAAAAGCCACTAATGAAGTGTCTCTAGCGTGCAGCTTTTGTATGCTACCATATATAGGCTCAAGGTCTTTAGTAATTTTTAAACCAGCAATAAATTGATTAAGGTTATTTACACCGGAAATACTATTATAAATACCACTGTAAATAAGCCCCGTGTCTCTTCTTTCTTCTACATATGGTTCTTCTAATATAGAAGATACCTTAACGCCTTTGCCAACGGTTGGAGCGTTAAAGTCATCGTTAATTCGGTTTGATTCAACACCATTGCCAAAGCTGTAGCAGTTAAACCATTCTAAATCAAATGGAGTACCATGAGTTGCAATATCAAGCAAATTGGTTGCTTCATAGTAAATATCTAAATCAGCATCTTCCAGCGGCTCTGTTTCAAAAATAGCTGGATTTTGTGATACAAATATGTCACTAGTTTCGTCAAAATACTTATTCCAATCTCTAGTTTGCCGGTATGCTTGAATATTGTAATTGCTAAAACTTGTAGCTGTAACAGGTCGGTCAAATGTTACGACTCTTTCTATTTCATATTCTCCGTTTACATCTGGACCATTTACCGTATCACTAATATTTGTTATAGTGTAGTATTCATCTTCACCGTCTCCAGGGAAATAAATATATTTACCAACTGCAAGACCGTAATAGAAAAAGTTTGCTCCAACTGCGGCGCCGCTATCATATGGAGTTGTATCATAACCCCAATTAATAACCATAGAATTAGATCCAGCAACAGGTTTTGTATGCCATGTTAATATTGGTGGGTCGCTGCTTGAATCGTATCCCGCTGGATATGTATTTAAAATACCATTAGCTGTATATTCTAAATCATATTTAGGATTTTTTTCTTGCAATGACGACAATATATACTCATCAAAATAAGTATCTCTATTTATTTTAACAAAGAACTTACCTTGATATTCCTTTTTAAATAGTTGTTCGTATTGATAAACTAAAATAGTAAAGTTGGTGTCAGCAGCCAATGCATCCCACCACGCAAAATCAGTTGACTTTTTAGTTTTAAACGTTAAAGAATATTCCGCATATTCAACGGATGAAACTGTATTAACTTCACCTGTTGGACCACCGGATAATATTTCATATAAATCAGTAACTTCAGCTCCGGTTAGCCCTGGGTTTGAAGTATTTACATTTATAAACTTAATGTAATTTCTGCCGCTCCATTGCCCGTAAAAGTCAGCGTCTTCTCCTGCTTTTGGGCCATTAAATCTTACTGTTATGTATTCATTATCATCTGAAGCAGGTGCTACTTTTTTAACAAATCTTGATTGCTTTTCAACAAGCTTATTTGTTACGTCTTGCGGCGCTTGATTGCTAATATCTAGTATTTTATACTTAGCTTTTACTTCAACATATAAATCAGAATCGTGTGCCTTTTTTAAATGTATGTAATTGTCTTCAATAAGTTTATTGCGATCAGCACTTGGAAAACTTAACCACACATTACCATCATCGGCTTTGTAAAATCTATCTAAAGCTAAATTGTAATATGGATTAGAAGTATCCTTCACCATAATTTTGTAATGTGAAGCAAAATCAGGTGCATTAGACGTAATGCTTACTCGAAGCTTATTGGACTTATTAGAATCAACCTTAGGTATGTCTACAGCCGCATCTGATGACGTAAACACTGGTGTTTCACGTCCATATTCATCTGCATAAACAACCCCAAGCTGGTAATTGCGCATTGACTTAACTGAAGCCTCTGGCTTTTTATCACCACCGTGTGCTGTAGCTGTATAAGAAGTAGTAAGCTCAGGAATAATAGCGGTACCGCCAGTTTCTATATTAAAGTTTTGTACGTAGTTACCGTATATAAGTCTATTGCTTATAATTTCTTGCGACTTAGCTTTTTTGGGCACGTTGTCGTAAGCTCTTATAATTTGATTAGATTCAATTACTGGTCCAAATACATTTGATTGTACCTCAAACGTTGTATCTGTAACTGGTATTGTTTCTATTTTATAAATATTATTAGAGCTACCGTCTTTGTATAATATATCAATACTTTCAACATCTGCTGGTGCTGTATCAAAACTACCTAGCTCTAAAAAGCGTACATAGTTTTGCATACCTTTATTTAAAGCTTTGTATGGCGTATAATCAAAAGTATTGCCAATAAATGCGACCTCAGAAAAAGGAGATAGCGCTGAATAATTATTGTCGATGTACTTCCAGCGATAAGCAAAACGCGGGAATTTTAATTCAAACAGTGGATCTTCTTCCTCCAATACAACATCCCAAAAATAATCAAGGTTATTTAAGTTTTGAGATATAGAAAGTATTTCAACAGTAATATCAGTTGTTGGTGGCGGCCCTGGATTAACGGTTATATTTACAACTTCTGCACGAACAAAATATTCATCAACAAAATTGTCATCATTTTCTCTAGAAGCACTAAATAAAATAATATCGTTTAATGCCCAGTCAGGTACACCTTTAAATTGAATAGTTTTTGTATCGCCAGTCTCTAATATATTATAGGCATCACCAGTTGTTGTTGTTGTGAAGTTTGCATAAACTTGAACGGAATCAACACCGCAACCTAAGCCAGAACCAGTTTTTAATGTTGCACGCATTGTAAGTGCGGGCGCCGTTAATGGTTTCTTTTTAATTACAGTAATATCTTCTGCAATAAAATCGCGACTATATACCTGAGTATGAACAGAGAATGTATTACCACCCTGATTAGAACCAGCTTTAAATGTTGCAATATCAATTTTACGCGGCTCATTTAAATCATCCGTCCACATTAACATTCCATCAAGAACATTAATTCCAGTAATTAAATAAGCATCGTCAAAATTAAGTACGCCGTTTCTATCAACCAACACAGGTGCAACAATATCAGTAGCCTGGTCGTATTCAACAATGGCATCTACAGTATCGCTTGTAATAAACCAATAAAGCTTGTTTGTTGAGATGTCTTTAGTTGTACCAATGCATATAGCATTTGTTAAACCGAAGTTGTCATCCCAGTCACCCGCGCCTTCAAAGTTTTTCTTAGTATTACCTAGTATGTTTTCAATCGCACCAACATCAGAACCTTCAGATGTGCTTATCTGTATATTCTGAGCATCGCGATATTCGCCGGCTGGTACTAACCTCTCATCAAGGTCTTTATTCATTCTACCACGTACGAAATTGCGCTGTAGTTTTGCCATGTATTAGTGTTTAATCCACTTAGATTGATTTCTCATTACCTGTGCCAATTCTGCAATCTTAAGATTTGATAAACGTATCTTAGCGTTACGTTTTGCAGCTGACATTTCTTTTTTGTAGCGGTTGATTTGGTATTCAGGAGTATTTGCACGTGTAGCCAGAACAGCGTGTGCAATGTATTTATAGATAGCTTCTTCAGCAAATTTATGTACTTTCATTTCCTCATCAGTGCCTAATCCATCACTAATGTATCTTAGAGTAACAATTTTGTTTGCCATATTTGAGCTGAACTGCGCAATGCCACGTTGTTGGTCAATGTAGAACACACCGTTGCCCTGCGCTTGCTCTGGATTTAATCCATAGCGTTGTCCATAGCGGTATAGGTTAAAAATATCCGCATCATTCATATTACGCAAGTCATCAGTATTGCTTGAATAATATGCTTTATTAAAATTGGTTAGTGTTTCAGATTGATTTGCTTCAACAACGTCACCATTTTGATCAAACAAGTATTCGTAATTACCGTCTTGTACATAAGCGGTTGGGTTACTTGTTTCGCGTGTAGGATAAATAATGCGCTCAATTCCGTCTTCACCAGTCCAAGTAAACCTTACATAGTTTACGTAGTCTTGAGGTAGTGGCATATTTAAAGCAGGACCTACTTCAATTTCAATTGCTTTAGTTGACGGTAATAAATCAAAGCTAAATTCTTGAATAGCGCGCTGTGCATGAAATGCAACGTCTGTTCGCTTAATCTTGCTGATAATTTTATCCTCACCTACATAAGCAATCATAAAATTGTTTACAAGGTCTTTTATACTGGTGAACTGGTAAGCACCGTAATTTTCATCGCCACTATTCCATTGCCCATCGGCACCTTCGTAGTATTGTTCGCTAGTTTGATTTATCAGCCCCATTTATTAAGCTTTTTCTTGTTGTAACTTCTGTATTTCCATTTGATTACCAATTTGGTAAATGCTTGGATCTTTAATAGCAATACCAGCAAGCTCGAGTATTTTGTAAACTAATTCAGGTTCTTCTGAATCGTGTAGTTCAAAATCTGTAGAGTTAGCAGAATTATATAATGCTTGCCCCGCTACGGTTGTATATGCCCACACTACGGTAGCTGGTCTTTTAATATAATTACATGTAACACCTGTAGTTAATTCAGCTGCTCCATATACTTTATATCCATCAGTTGACGCTACATAAATTGGGCGATCGTTAGTTGGCTTTGCCAATGGTGAGCTTGAAATGTATAAATATTCATTGTTATTTACGCGCTCAACCTCTGTGCTATTATAAATAATTGTACCCATACGATACAAGTTAGCAGGAGCTGTCCAATAGTTATTGGAGTACGTCATGCTACCGTTTGTCTCGAACAGGTTGATTTTTTCATTAAGGATATTGAGCATATCAGAGTATTCGGTATCATTACCGTGCATACGACCGAATTGATTAATGTCGTAAAAATATTGCTCAAAGATGTCCATTTGCGCTTGATTGGCAAATAGATTGAACTCTTGAGGCGTAACATATCCTCTTTGTTCTTTGTTAAGTATGGCTAATACTCGTTGATAAACAGTGTCTACGCTTACGCTCATAGTTGTATAATTATTAAAAAATGGGGACCGTTTTCACGACCCCCATTTGTATGACTTATAGTCGTTTTTCAATAGCGCTCAGTACTTCCATTCCCTCATCGGTTTTGAAGTAGGCGGCAAGCGCTGAATATGGGTGTTCATCAAATGGAACCGTCATTAGTTTTCGACCGGTATTTCCGTAAGTGAACGTTCTATTATCAGCTGATAAATTAATAATACCAGCTTCAGTTGCTTTAATACCAATATTACGTAAATGTACATTTTCGTCATTGGCGAGTTCTAAGAACAAATCAGGATTACGACGTGCAAAGATTAACAAATCTCGTTTAAGCTCCTTAGAAGAGAGTTCTGATACCTTAGAACCAAATTCTACGCGCAAGATTGCTTCTGCTTCATCTACGTCCATACCTTTTGCAGCATTCATTGCTTCAAGTTCTAATTCAATGAAGTCAACTTCTTCTTCTGCAATTTGTTCAGGTGCGTATTCTACAATTTTACCAGCTTTTGTAAATGGATGATAAAGAGAAAGCATTTGTTGCAATTGTACATTTTCTTTTGGTACGCGCAATACACCGTCTCTAAATACGATGCGACCCAATGTAACAGGTCCTTCTTGTTCGTCCACAAAACAAGAACGTTGGTTTGTAGCATAACGTAATTCGCGCTGATATCCTTTTTCTTCATCAAAATAAAGCAAAGGACGTTTAGCCGTATGCATTGTAGGTACTGTAAAGACTAAAGGTCTACGAGTTCCTGATAGCTCGTACAAACGGTCTTTTACAATCCATTTATTTTGTTTAGGTAACTCAAGTGGCTGTTCGATGTTATCAAATGATGCTACTGGAGCTTCTACTTCTGCAGGTGCAGGTTTTGGGGCAGCTTTCTTAGCTACCGGTTTTTTAGCTGTTGCCATGATATAATAAGATTAAATAAAGGTAATAATTACCCCCGCCACAAGGACGGGGGCAATATTATATAACTGCTTCCTAGTATGCAGTTGATTTCAACATTACGAAGTTGTTCGCAGCTTGAACACAGATTGTACGCTCAGACAAGAAGTGAACGTTCATCTCATCAGCATCGCTAGTGTAGTTACCACCAACAGAACCAGTAACCCAAGACTTCATGCGACGATCGTCAGCCTCAGAAGAGCGGTAACGGATGTGCAAGAAAGGACGAGAGATGTTCTGACCCAATGTTTGGTCGTAAACAGTAGAAGTACCAGCAGGTACCAATACACCGTCGATATCATCGATGTTTCCACGAGTAGTAGAATCGTTCAAGTATTTCCAGTCAGTCTTGTAGAAATCGTAAGATCCACGACGGAAACCAGAGAATCCTAGGTTCAATGCCATATCTTCAGAGTTGTTAAATACCCCGTAAGAAGTACCACCAGCTCCGTAAGAGTTTTGAGCAGCAAGCATGTTGTCAATACCCAAAGAAGTTGCACGATCCAAGAACAACATGTTTTCTTCGATAGCTCCTTGCTTGTCAAGTTCAGCCAAGATGTTATCAAAAGCATCTAGACCAACACCAGCACCAGAACCGCCAAAGTCAGCATCGTTGTAAATCATACCGCGCTCTTCAAGAGCAGCAAACAAACCTTGAGTACCTTCGATGTTACCGAACAATCCAGCAGCTTGAGCTTGTTCAGCTTCAACCATGCTCATTTCCAAGTAATCTTCGAAACGTAGACGAGACTCGTGCTCAGACTTCAAGTACCACAAGTAACCACCAGTGCCAGCTTCAGTAGTAACTTCAACCCAACCGATTTGAGCTACATCAGAACCTTTAACAGAGTACTTATCACGTAGAATGATAGGCTTGTTAGAGAAAGTTGTGAAAGAAGCATCGATAGAGTTACCAGCATTGCTAGAACCTTTTACGTACTCAGAACCAAATACGAATAATTTGATGTCAGCCTCACCAACCCAAGCAGCAGGGAAGAAACCATCAGCAGTGTCGTAAATTTTTACAGATACAGCAGTACCAGCTACACCAGATACGTAACCTTTCAAGGTGTTACGGTTAGCGTCGCCGCCGCGAGACATTACGATAGTCATACCTTCGCCCAACAAGTGGTTAGCAGGTAGAGTAAGAGTACCAGCAGTTGATCCAGTACCAGCAGTAGCACAAGTTACTCCTTCGTAAGCAATGTGCAAACGGCCTTGTTCAGACCAAACAACTTGGTCAGAAGCCATAGGCATTTCAGCGCCTACCATACGCAAGAAACCGCCGATAGTGCGCTTTCCGTAGCGTTCTACTTCCTTCTCGTATACTTCAGGAAGAAATTGTTGTGTAAAGTCCATGTCAGCCACAGACAAGTAGTTATCACCAAACAATGTCTTAGTAGGACGTGGTGTTAGGTGATTCAAGTTCGCCAATGTACTTGGCGATGATGCAAATCCAGCCATTTTTTAATTTTTTTTAAATGGAATTATTTTTTAAATCTAACCTTGAGCCTAGAAGCGCTTTGTCCCGCATCAATCGCGCGAATGGTCCAGCCATTAGATGCCGTAACTCCTTCATGAACCCCTCTCGGGCTCATATCTACGTTCTTTGACTTTGCCATACTTTCTTTTAGAGCATCAGCTTTGCCTTGCTCATAAAAGTGTTGCGCAACTTGATCGGCATTCATTGCTGTGAACAGCGATTTATGGTAGCCCTTGGCATTTGACATTTCCCCCTTTTCATTCAAGAACTTCTTGACAAAGTTGTTAATGTCGCCCTGAGTTTCCTTAACCTCAGCAGGATTTTTAACGCGGAAGCGGTACTTTTTGTCTCCAACTTGATAATCGAAACCTTCGAAGTTATCACTAAAGACTTTCTCGCTTTCAGCTTTAAATCTCCGTGCTTGTTGTTCTGCAATTTTAGCAGCCTCTGCACTCTCTTTATTATAGCGGTTAAAAAACTCAACCGCTTTTTGCTGTTCGGGGTTTAATTTTGAACCCGCTTTAATTTCTTCATAATATTTAGACTTTAATCCGTCTAAATAATTCTTAGCTTCCAACAATGCTTGTTTTCTTTCAAGCTTTTTAAGACGAATTTCACGTTCGTCGTCAAGTTCTTCGTCGTAAGCAAATTTGTCACTTAATAAGAAGTCAATGTCTTCTTTATCTAAGTGTGGATTTTTAGCCTCGTAATATTCGCGCAGTAAAGCATCTTCATTTAACGATGCATAATCTGTATTAAGGCGAACATAATCTTCTAGGCTTCCACCCGTTTCATTCATAAAGTCAACAACCTTCTGAATGTTTTCTGGCAATTCAATACCAGTTTCTTTTTGTTCAGCTATTGCTTCCTCAATTTGTTCATCGAGCTGATATGCAGCTGTCTCAACCTCTTCGTCTGTAATTTCCTGTAATACAGGCTCTACTTCTTGTGCTGGCTGCACATCATCAGAGGGCTCTTCATTTTGAATGGGCTCTTCTTCTCCGGCAGGTTCTGCATTTGTTTCTTCGATGTTTTGCTCTGATACTCCTCCGCTAACTTCGGATTCGTCGCGTACAGAAACCTCATCTGTGCTTTGCTCTTGAACGGCATTTTGTCGCAAATCTAGTTTAATGGTACCATCGTCATCGACGCTAGCAACCTGATTAGTTTCTTCACTCATGATAAAATATTATATAATTATATGTTGTTATTATTACTTAGGTTCGAACGTACCTAAACCGAACCCACCGCCAAGTATATCATTTCCAGAGGATTCGAAGTTTTTGGGACCAGATTGATTTTGACGCTGATCGATTAACTCGCTTTGTTGAGAAGCTTGTAGTTTGGTGCGCTCATCTTTCCGGTCCTCTTTTTGTTTTTCTTTTTGTTTTTGTCCCTCAACCTCAATGCCTTTAAGTTGCATATTGTATTGGAACTCAAGAGCCATAAGCTCTTTCTTAGCGGCAACCTCAGCTTGCATTTTTTGCTGTTCAAGTTGGCCTTTAAGTTGTTCAAGTTGTGCTTTAGTTTGGAACAACGCTTGGTCTTTTTGCACTTCAGCTTGAGCAGCAACTTGTTGTGCCTGTGCATTTGCTTGCGCTTGTGCCTGAATATTAGCTTGTTGCATTTCTTGGTCGCGTTGAGATTTCTTTCTGCGACGAAGTTTTAATAGCTGATTAGCAAGCTTAATATTTTTAACCTCGCGAATATCTATTGCATCTTCTAAATCAATAAGACCGGCTGATAAAGCTGTTTGAATATTGTTTTCAAGCAATCCTTTTTCTTCTTCGTCCGGTGTAAGCTCAATAAAGATACCAAAGTCGTACAAATGCAAATCAGTAAGTTCTTCAAGTGTAGCCACATTAAACCCACCAATTTTCTGGATAAATGCTTCTTTAGCTGGCGAGTATTCAATAACATCTGAAATGCGAAGTGATAATGCTTCTGCAGTTTCAGCAGTTAAGAATAAACCGGCATCAAGAATATGACGTGTTGCTGTGTTTGAGTTTGCAGCTGCAAGTTTTTGTACACCAACTAAAGCTCTTGAATCAGGCATAGAACCGTCACGTGCTTCATTAAGACCCGTTACGTCACGAATCATCTGCAAGTAATAGTTGTATGTTTGAATAAGCGTTTGTAGCTTTTGACCACCCGCACCAGTTTGTAAAGGCTGAATAGGCACTTTACCTGGGTTCATATCACCTTCTTGTGTAAAAGAACGACCAATAACAGAACCCGTTTGGAAGAACATGTTAAGTGCTTCTTGCGGGTTATAGTTTGTTCCGTTACCTAAATCAATTTCAGCAAGACCATCTGCATCTAAGTAAACACCATCAGGCATCATTTTAGACAGCACCTGTTGCATTTTAAGGTGAGTAAGCTGAATCATATCAGCAAACCCGGTACAACGACTTACAATTGATTCAATACGTCCTTTATACATACGTGGAGCTACAATACTATAGTTCATTTTAACTTTAGTATGGTCGCTCTTAGGACGAATCATATTTTTAGCTACTTCCCACTTCAACAAAATATTTGTACCAAGCACAAGTGCACCTTCGTACAATACTTCTAATGAGCGAGATAGCTTGCCAAATTCTTCGGAGTCTGCAGGTGGATTATATTGGTCGTCTCTTTCAATAGCTTTTTCAGCACCCGTTGCAGTCTTTTTAGTTTTATACACTTCGTTCATGTACGTTTTGTAGTTGAAATACAAAATTTGAACGGTGTTGGAATCACGAGCATCGTGGTTTAACAATGCCTGATCTAATGAATTGTTATAATTATGTGTGCCTTGCTGAGAAATTTCTTCTAGCTGGTCGTTTGTTAAGCCGGGGAATTGCTTTTTAAGCTCATTAATTGGTACCCATTTAACTTCACCAACATAATAAATATCTTCAAAATATGGCGATTCAGTATAAGAATAAACCATATTAGCTGGGTCAACGTATTCAACCTTAACCCCTTCAGCTGCATTAAAATAATTTTTTACAGCACCAATTCCTAGTGTTGCAATATCATAATACACACGCTTTTTGATGAGGTCGTAGTTATTTCCAGCAAGTAAAGTATTGATTGCTGTTTCTTCTGCAATTTCAATACCTTGCTTATAGCTTAGCTGCATATGCAACTCTAGCTCCTCTTTTGATTCCGGCAATGCTGCAGGATCATTTTCGTAAAGATTAATACCAAAGGCTTGTTGTGCGTAATCGTTCAACTCTTTGGTTTGCATATCACGAATAATAGAATCCATATAATTAGTGCGCTTAGCTACGCCGTATGGATCTTGTGAATATGCTTTAACGTCAAAAGAACGGTCTGCAATACCGTTAACTACAATATCTACAAACTTAGACAGAATAGGTACAGGCTTCCAGTCTAAGTTCAAATAAGATAAATCACCATTAATAGACAATTCATCTTTATATTTTTGGATGCTTTGTTCGCCACGAGCATACAATCGCAAATTATGGAATGTATTCTGATTGCTTCTAAAGCGCACTGTACCTGAGTTGCTAGAAAACCACTCGTTCTGAATAGCTCGCCCAACCTTTAAGCCATACTCATACGACATCTTTTCCTGGTCGCTGGCTACCTGGCTAGGGAAGAAACTATTTACAACTGCATCAGCCATATTGTTATTTTATTATTTTTGAAGTGAACCCGTCTTGACTGTATCTAGCAATCGTTAGGTTTAGTTTTGTTTTCTCTTGTTTGCCAATAGGTCTATACAAATCTTTATGGCAAGCCATAATTGCTAACCCGGAACTGATAGAAGCATCGTGCTTAGTACGGTTGTTTATATCAAACTTAGACCAATCATTAAGTGTATCGTTAAAATACATTGTGCCGTAAGAGCCATCTTCAAGCAGTCCTACATGCTTTTCAATGTACATCTCAATTGCAGCGGCGTGCGCTTGCTTCATATCCATCGATGAGTTAGGTATACCCCCAATCTCTCGTTCAGTTACAGAAAGTTTATTCCATAATCTGTCAGGTCGGTTCATCGAATAACCTCTATATCCTCTTCTTTTAAAATGATACAGTAACCTAGGTTTGTTATTCTCGGCAAGTATTGGCATTCCATAAAAGACGCAAGCCATAAGCACGTCTTCAAAGAATATCTCAGCAGTTTGAGGCCTAGCAATATATTCTAAAAAAAATGTACTAGGCGGTGCATCTTCCATCGTAAATTTAGTTAACCCGTGTAATGCACCTTTTGAGCCCCTGCCATCAGTCGTTCCTGAAATATCGTAACTATCACACCCAAATGCACCAATGTGCTCATTGCCTGGGTATTTAATACCGTTTTTAAGTAACACTCTGTTTTGTAGATTCGCACCAGGCACCCAAGAGACTAAAAATCTGCCACTTGGGTTAGGTAAAAATATAACTCTAGTGTCTTGAATACCGTTTTCCCATTGAAAACTACCGCGTGTTATAGTATTAGTATTACGCAAGTCTGCGTTATAATCAATTTGCTCGTAAATTTTACTTAAGTTAAAAATACTATTTTTACTTTCATCGCGGAATGCGTGGTCAGTAGTACGAGGGAACTGACGGTAATATTCGTTCAAAGCATCCTGGTCGCTTTTAAGACCTTCAACTTCGTTTTCCCAATAATCTATAACCCCAACTTCTATAACGTCACCATGTGGTCCGAAAACAGGTTCTGTGGGTGTATTAAATACGGGAATGCCGTATTCATCTATAAAACCTTCGTAATTCCATTCCATTGGAATGAAAAGACTGTACAACCCAGATTTAGTTTGGCCGTTGGCGTTTCGCTTAGTAACGTCGGAATCGTTATATAATTTTTTAAAGTTGTCACCACCTTTGTCAAGTGCGTTCGATGTACTACCCATCATACACTTCCCAATAATGCGGGAACCCAGACGCAAACAAGTTTTTGTTACACGCCAGTTATTTAATATATTGTCCGGTCTCTCCCATTTACCGCTTTCATCATGGACAAGCAGTTTAAGCTTCTCACCATCGTAAGAGTTATCGCCTGTGTTTTTCCAGTCGATCGTTGTATCAAGACCTTCAAGTTGTTCTCGTTGTTCACCGCTTTGGATTGATTTCCGAGTCAGCTTAGAGGCAGGAACCCTATATGCCAATTCAGTCTTCGGTCGATCCATACCATCTTGTATAGGACGGAAGAAAAACGGGTAGTTAAGGGAAATGGGTACAACTTTATCTGTAAACATTTTTTTGGCATCACTACCTGATTTTGATAGGATACCGAATCGTGCATCACTTGATATTGTGGCTTGGTTAACTGTTTCTCCAGATGCCATAAATGAGAAACCACTCCGTCTGTTTTTAAGATAGCACATTCCGTAGCATCTTGTATCAGCTTTACATGCTTCCCAAAATATGAAAAAGATTCTGTTTGCTTCCCTGTAGTCTGGGTGTCCAACGTCAATCTTGCTCCACTGTAGATACATGTAATGAGTGCCAGTAATATAAGTAGGAATACCCTTATTATAAAACCAATAACCGTTCTCACGGCGGTTGAATTCTTCATCAATATAGCCCTCCCACTTTGCTTTAAACTCCTCGGGTAAGTTTTTCCAATCGAATATCGTTTTTATATTCTTCAATTCTTTTGGATATTCTGTAACCTCCCATTTGTTATTACCTTTCTTAAGGTTCTTGGGGGCCGGCGGCAATGCTATACGCAAATTTTGTATCTCAATGATTTCGCCAATTTCTCCGGTTGTGCTAATTACAACAAGGTCATGTTCTTTATTGTAACCGTACGACCACTTCTTACCTCGATTTAAACGATGTATTGTAGTAAGCTTTACGGGCTCTACGGTTTTAACTAAATTCTGTTCGTACATTATTTAGATCTTCTTTCCGCAAAACCCTTAAAAGCCTCTTTCTTTTCCTCAGCGGGTCTGTTTTCTAATACTCTTTCTTCCTCTTGAATACGGTTTAATATCTCAAATGCATCAAATATGGCAAGCTTCTTAGTAGCTGCTGCATTCTTAAGACGGTCGGCTGATACATCATCTTCTGTATTAGTGATGATTTTTTCTTCAGCGACTTTTATAAGTTCCTCAACTGCTTTGTGCCCAGCTAGGATTATACTCTTCTTCGTCTCCTTGATATTCATATTTAATTGTAATTTTATTGGCGGGTACACGATACAATCGTTCACCCTCGATATTAAATTCGTATTCCATACCAGGAACAAAACCCACAAGGTCTCCTCTATTAAAATCTGCATTAGGGTGTTTAATAATCCCTATTGCAGCGCGTTCATGCACATTACTCCAAATGTTTGTTGCTTTCAGCGGTTTGATAAAACAATAGCCGTCAAGAGCTTTCCATTCATTGTTTCTTTTGTATGCATAAATCTGGTCTGGTTGCACAAAGAACAAGTCTTCTTTATAATATGACTTACTGTTCTTTTCTTTGCCTCTAACGTCACGGAAACGTCTAAATACATTGTGATGAACAATAATTTCATCATCAATTTCTATTTCAGTTTCAACCGCTACAGGTATTTCTTTGACAACCGCCAGCCTACTGGTGTATTGATGGTTTTGTAATTCTGTATTTAGTAATAGTTCTTTACCGTCAATTCCTTTTTTCGATGTTGATCTGCCTTCTTTAGGCTCAACCAAGAAATTAAAAAATCCCCTCATTACCAACTTAAATCGTATTCTACAGAAACGGCCATGTTCTTATTAAAATCCTTCCATGGCATAACCATATCACCCTTTTGAATATAGACAGAGTACTTTTCTTCCTCTTCTATAATGTTAACTATGGTATGACCGCCATACACTTCCTGTCCAACAGAATAGTGCATGGCGTCATTTTTATAGTCCTTACCGATACTAATCTTCCTGATTATCTGCATCGGTAATCTCTCCAGTACTTAGGTTAACTGTAACATTACCATAAGCCTTTTCTAGCTCCACTTGTGTTTCCTTAAGCTTTTCGATCAACACATTAACTTCTTTAACCATGTCGTTCTTTTGCATTTCGAATCCACCAATTGTTGCTTGGCCTTGATTAATCTGATTAACCAATGTTTGCAATGTTTCGAGTTCCTTTTCTGTAACCTTTTTCATTTGATTGAATTTTAATTGTTTATACTAGTTATTATTACTTAAAAGACTAAATATCTAATGCTACGGCTCGCTTGTTTCATTTAATGATCTATCAGGAATCATTAAATTATAAAGAGTCTCTGAAAAAGAAATTTCATTTAAGCTATAATTATGAGTAATATAATTTAGCTTACCGCTATCAAAATAAATAATAGTTAAATTATTTAGCACATAGTTATCTTCATTGGAAAAAGATTGTGCTAAGTTATTTTTTATTTCATTTATCGGGCCGTCATTAAAATTTTCTTTATTACAAACCCACTCGGCCTCGTTATTATTTTTAAATATAATCATTATGGCAATGTTTTAGAAGTTAATGTTGAATCTACACAATTAATAATTTTACCAGATCTAAACGTATCTACGGTTTCTAGTGTAGTATTGGGCATATAACAATTTATAGATACAGATCTATTGTTATAATTGGTCCAACCACCGGCCATACCTGAACAACCAATATAGGTAACATATTGCCCTACTGCCGCTGGAAAATCTTGAAGAGAGTAACCAATACAATTTTTAAAAACAATGCTTAGGCTATTGTTTGCGGTTGAAAAATAGAAGGAACCATTTTGAGATCCGTTATAGTCAGGCTCGCAATCGCTTACGCATGAATCAAAAAGTATTTTTGGGCCATCAACTAAACGAGTGCCAACACCAAAACTTCCACCATCTGTTGATATGCAATTTTTAATTAAAATATTATCAATAACAGTAGAGGAATGCCCACAACTAACTAAAAAGCTTGAATACCCCCCAATACAATTTGTAATACGTACATTATTAATTGTGTGAGATGAGTTTTGAGCTACATCGTATAAAAAAGATTCATTCCCCGCAGTACAATTATGAAATTCACAATTTTCCATTGAGTATGATAAATATGAACCAAACGATCTAGGGCCGGATTTACAATTATAAAATTTACAATCTATAGCTGAAGAACGACCACCCATAAAACTATAGCCTGCTTCTGATTCACAATTATAAAATTCATGACCTGCAGCACCATCTACCTCCCAAATAAAAGATCCGTCGTCGGCTATAAGATTTTTAAAAATACCAGCCGAAGCGTTAGCGGTAAAGTTAAATGTCTCCTCTAAAAAAACTAAACCGTCAATAGTAATTTTTTCGCTACTATCTTCATTGCCTGAATATAAAAAATTTCCTAAATAATAAGAAATTTCAAAAATAGATTTTTGTTTTTCTATAGCAATAACATTAACATTTTTATTAAAATAAAAAGTATCACTAAAAGTATATTTACCCGGAGATACATATAATGTTTGTTGTATTTTTTCAACTAATATTACATTTGAAGTAGATAGATTATCTAAAGGAAATGCTTCTCCTTCTAAAATTGCAGAAATTGATAATCCAAGCCTAATAGTTCCACTTAAGAAACCAATAGAATAAATATTTGTAGTTATTTTTGCATACTCGCCATTAACGCCCTTAAGAATAAATTCATACTCTGCGCCATAAGTATAACTAAAACCAGGGTATGGGAAAATTAAATAAAAAAAAGCGTTTGAGCTATAATCTTCATTTATAACCTCAAATGGTAATGAAGTATCGCCGGGGTCACCAAAGCTCCATTGATACGGTAAAGCACTAGTTGAAAAATTTTTATAAAGTTCAGTTTTAGTTAGACTAGCTTCACCTGCGGCATTATATGCATCAATAAAAGACTGCGCATTTTCAGTGGAAGTACCGGTAGCTTTTACAAGAAAAGAATTTTCGGTGTCAAATGACGGTATACCACCAATATAAGCCCCTGCATTATCTAGTGTTACAGACTGAAAGCCATTACCTCCCGCTGAACGGTCTTTCAAATCAACACTGCTATCATAAACCAGGACTTTACCTAGCTTGTTTAATTGTTCTGCCATTTTTTATATTTCGTTTGTTTGGTTCTCTAAAATAAACTGACGTGCTTCAGAAGCATTCATTAATGTATAACTTGGTGCAGTCTTACCGCTTCCTAATGCAATTAATGCAGAAATTTCCGATGCTTGCCAAGACAACTCTAATTCATAAACAGTTACGTCATTAACTACAACGGGTGTGCCGTATGTAGTTTTATATTTTTCACCGTATTGTTCCCAAGTTGGGTGTACGGTTTCTGTAGTATCTATATTACCTTCTTCGTCGTAAGTATTTACCGTCCAGTCGTATTTAGTAATGACTGCAGGTAATGCATTTCCGATATCTGAAGTAGGTACTGATATATATACGTTTCCTCTCATTATCTTATTGTTTATTGATAAGTATGTTTTAAAGCTTGGTAATTTCTAGCCACCTCCTCGGCGGTCAATGCGCGGTTATAGATGCGCGGTTGGGCGATTGGAGCGGTTAGTGCTTGGTTAATGGTTGTAAAGTTTCGCCCAATCTCAACGGGTAAAGTACCCGTAGATATTGCGGTTGTGTGTGCCGTTGTCGCTTGTTGTACTCCATCAACATAAAGAACGGCATTTGTTCGGTTGTATGTTCCTACAATATGCGTCCATCCCTTTGTTGCGCTTAAGGATGAATAAGTTGCTATTGCGCTAGTATTTATATAAAAATTGACATTTGTAGCAGTAGCCTTATAAAGCAGATAGTTTCGATTGTTTGAATCATTATGCCATCTTCCTAAAATACCCTTATTGCTTGAACCATCCCAATACACCCACGCCTCCAAAGTAATCGCATCGGTAATATCAAGACCCGCATTATCGTGCACCTCTGCCCACGAATTCCCATCAAGATTGAGCGCACCTTGTTTCCGCACGTTTTCAAATGGATTCACGCCAGTGATGTCGCGGCCAGTTGTTAAACCTTGGGGAAGTAATACGTCGTTTTCTTGAGCAGTTCCGTATGTCGGCACATAAGAATCTACTTCCGTTCCGTAATTGATTAAGGCGCCCCAAACGAGAAAATCGCAATTTTGTGTTGTACCCGTTGATGAACGAGCGCCAAAATTAAAATAGTTACTTGAACCGCTTCCTACAATATCATAACGCACCCATTCAGTAGTGATGTCAAGCGTGTTTGTTGAACTTCCTCTTGTATAAAAAGCAATGGTTTGTGCACTTCCCGTGTTAGATTTAATCCAAACTGCTGATGTATAACTTCCCGTTGTGCTTGCGCTTGCCGTTGTTGAAAGTATAGCGTATGAATCGCCAGCGCCTCCCTCGTGTGATGCTTGAATTCTTGCCGCCGTTTGGCTTCCGTCGGGCGCTTCTGCATAATTATCAGTAACTGATAAAGATGATGAATTCCCTGATATAAGTTGCTGCCAATCTGAATTGTCAAAGTCTTCGCTTTGCTTAACGTAGTTTGTCCCCTTATTCCAATCAATAACCGCCGTTTGCGATACGGGTGCGCCGATGCCGTGCGTCCACGTTGCGCCGCTTATGGTTCCGTGGTTGCCGTTTCCGCTACCATCGTACGCCGTCGTTCCCGCACCTTCTTGCATTGGTAGCCATAACTTTAAAGCGGTGTTATCCACTCCCGTTGGCACCACCTTTTCGGGGTTGTTGTATAGGTCGGCCACTTGTGCGGCGGTGAGGGCGGTGTTGAAGATTTTGACGTTTGATATATGCCCGTCCCAAGGGTTGCCGTTCAAAGTTACATTTCTACCAATTACGACGTTATTGGAATTTGTACCCGTGCCGCTAATTGAATGCGTTTGAGTGCTTTTTAATTGACCATTTTGGTAAAACTTAACATCTTGCCCACCGGTAAATGAAATGGCAAAATGCACATATTCCCCAGTATTCAAAACAAACTCGCTAAAGAATCTTGTACCATTAGCGTAAAACTCTAATTCTCCATTACCGGGATATTGAACACCTACATAATAAACACCACTTCCCTTTGTAATGATTCGGCAATAATTAGGCAGTGTATCAGCCTTAATGATTGCGCAAATAGTGAAATTAGTGAACCCGTCTAAATCGTTGCTATCCGCTACGCTTACA